AGCACCTTTAGTTTTTAACATATCAGGATTTGTTTCTTCTTTGTAAAAAAATGTAAAGCCAGTTTCTTTAAGGCTGGTAGTTACTGCTTGAAATAAATCTATGTTAGCAGGTAATTTCATAATAGTATCTGGCAACAGTATAACATTATGCTCTCCAAATAAATGTTTAGCACTTTTTACAGCACCTGTGTATTCAAATTCATTTGGATTTTGGTAAGTGAAACTTATATTATACCTATCTTTATACTTTGCCAAATACTCTACTATTTCTGTTTTATCCTCATTTACTACAACAACAAATTCTACATCATTGCGACTATAATCTCTGAAAAAATCAAAACTATAATCTATTAATGCTTGTTCTTTATCAAGTCTTAATATTTCTTTTGGATAAGGCAAGTTTAATCTTGTTCCTTGTCCGGCGGCTGGTAATATTACTGTAAGTTTACTCATTTTAAATACACAGCCTCCTTTTTATATTGTTGCTTTTGCCAAGTATAACCTATTGTTGATAATAGTTCTGTTACTTCATGATGATACTGTTTTTCTTTTGTATTTCGTCTAGGTAATTCTAATACTAAACAAACATCATTGTTTTTTAAAGTCTCAATAGCACCTAATACAACTTTTTTTTCTGTACCTTGTACATCTACTTTCATATACCCAACATTAGTTAAAGATAAACTATCTAATGCTATAACATTTGTTACAATGTCTGAACTATTCGTTGCTTGAGTAGGATCTAATGACGGTGATCCACACGCATTATCATTAACGTAAACTGGTTGATCATTTAATGCTTCCTTACCTAATGCTACATTATACAAAGTATAATTGCTTTCACTAATATTACTCTTATAGCATTCTATGTTTTCTTTAACTGGCTCAAAGGCATGAACATGATTGAACTTTTTACATAAATCTCTTGACCAAAATCCAACATTGGCTCCGACATCTATTGCTACTGTATTAAAATCTTTTACATACCCAAGAGTAATATCTCTACTAAACTTTTGATATTCTCCGTCAAACATATAGGTTTGAAAGTGAGTGTCCCATTTAGGTAAATGCCAGCCTTGTATTATTTTCATATCGTATCTCCTCCTTCGTACCAACGTTCTATATCATCCTCAGATAACTTATCTGTATCGCCCTTCCATATTTCAATTATATGTGCTGGTTCGTTATGTAAGTTCCTGCCTTTATGCCAATAACCTGGTGGTATATTTACAGGGTTCTGAGGTGACAATTCCCAAACATTAGGCCCCTCTAGTGGATCACCTATAGGAGTATTGTTAATTAATATATCTGCCTCGCCACTAACAAGGTTCCATGTTTCACTTCTGTGTTTATGACGTTGCATACTTAAACTACTCTGAGGATTAATAACTAATTCTTTAACCATAAAGTTTTCACCTTTATATAAGTTTCTGTAATGTCCCCAATTACGTTCAACTTTAGGTGCTGTCCATTCTTCTAATATCCAACTACTAGAATTCTTTTTATCTTTACCACCAACGCCAAAGACAAATTCAACATCATCAAATATCATTTCTGGGATATTCTCTGCTGTTCTATCTCCGCCATTAGCAAAAATTAGTTTATATGCTGTAATTGGATAATGTGCTTTAACTTGTTTTATAAAGTTTATAGCACTATCGTCGTCATCCATAAATGTAAATACCTCGTCAACAACTTCTAAACTGTTTACAATATTAAGACGTTCATTCCACGGCATAAAAGATTTACCTTTTTTACGTTCTAGCCATTCATCTGAATTTAAGCCTACAATAAGGATATCGCCTAATGCTTTAGCGGCTTTTAAATAAGCAATATGTCCACTATGTAAGGGGTCAAATCCGCCCGTACACAGCACTATTCTAGAATCTGACATTATTGACTACTGTACAAATTAATAACTTCTTTTTTCCAAATATCGCCATATTCGCAATCTCTCATATTATCAAACCAAGGTCCTCCTAATGTATAATGTAATACTTTAGGTTTTTTAGTTTCTGTTTCTGTATAGTGTCCAACTAACCAGTTGTAACTATAATCTAATTCACCTATCTCTGAATCGTCTAACCAACTAAACCTATGGAGATATTTTCCAGTTGTTTTTGGATTATTAATAAGTTCTTTAGTTAACTTTTTATTACTAGGATGCCCACAATTAAACAAAACAACAGAACTCCAATTTTTGCGGGGATATGGTAGTTGTAATTGCCCATCCATTTTAGTTCCTTCTATAACATCGTAGTTGTGCTGTACACACATTACAGCAAACTTGTCATCTACTTTGTCAAATATTTCTTGGGCATCTATTAAAAATACCATATCGCAATCACAGAACATTGCCCAACCATTATACTCTTGTAAGTGAGGGACTAAAAATCTAGTAAATGTAAATTCTGTACTACCTAGTTTATCTTTCTCTCTTGTATACGTTCCAGAGTCACGTAAATCTAATTGCTTTAAAGGTATTACTTCTGTTGTTTTAGATCTATTAAGAATGCTATGCTCACAAACTTGATAAGCAATATCTTCTCTACTATCCCAGCCTACATAAATGTTATTCATTGTTATTTCTCTCATTGGCCTCAGATGCTAACTTTTTAGCAAATTCCATTGCTGTAAGTCCATCTGAGTATTCTGCTATTCGTTCAATAGGCATATTTTTAAGTTGAAGTTCTACTTCGGCAATTAACGTTACAAACTTCTCTTTCTCAGTACAAGGCTTCCAGTGTGACATACTATTATATAGATTCTGATAGTTTACTAACAACAGTTCAAGAGTTTTTCTGTTCATACCTGTTGTCCTTTAAATTCATGACTACGTCCTACTCTCTTTCTTCTTGGTCCTTTAGTATGATCGTATACTCGTCCTAGTATACTTCTACTTTGTACGTGGCCTTTTCTGCCATCGCCAATGTCGTGGTTTAGAGTTTTTAGAGTGTTCTCAAATTTTAATCTAACTATGTCCCATATCCAACTATCGTGCCATTCTTGTTCATTGTACAACAAATCTGAATCGTACATTTCTTGCATCTCTTCAGCAAATTGTTTAGTGTGTGGGTGTCTTAAATTAAAATACAAATAACCACACTCAGCATAATCCGGTCTACCTAAATACGTCAACATACAATCATTTCGATGTATATGTTCTTTCATCCAATCTATATCAATAGGATTATAAAATACACTATCAGCGTCTATACATATTAAACCATCAACTTCGCCTAATTCTATTTGTCTTAATATTTCATGTGTATATACATATACTTTATAGCAAAATCTTACAGCATCATATTTAAAAGTATCTAAATTAAGACTAGGAAGTTCTCTGTCTTTGTTTCTTTCAACAAATTCTTTACATTGTGGTATAAGATCAAATGTATCAAACGTTTCTATATCAGGTATGTTGTCTTCGCTATAAACAATTAACTCAAACGGCCAATTATAGGTTGTGATAAATCTATGAGCATACTCATCATATAAACGTTTATTAAAAGTTGTTACTGTTTTTATGTTCACAATACCCACTCTCTAATTAATTGCCAGGCTTCGCTATTTCTCATTTCACCTAATGTAAATTGATGATACGATAAAGCATTAAAGTATTGTTGCCTATTAGGTTCTTGTTTTAACTCATTATGATTTTCAATGTCTTTCCAATTAAATGCTACAGGCTTTGAAGGCGCATAGTCTGTTGAAAATACAGGAACACCTTCTAATGTTGCTTTAACTACTGCTCCACTATTATAAGCAACTACACAATAAGCATTATCTAAATCTTCTTCAAATGTTGTTTTCCTAACAAGAGGTTCCATTTCACGAATTTTTTCTTCAACTAGCGACCTACTAACTGGAAATCCATACTTGTCAACATATACTACTGGTGGCTTATACCTAACAATAATCTTTCTATCTGTATTATTCTTCAGCCATTCTAATGTGTTGTCTAACCAATCGTCATCTCCTGTATACCAGGCTGTAGGTTGTGTTGGAGGAAGAACTAATATATGTCCATCAGTATTTAGACGCCACGGTTTAATATTAACGTGTTGCTTGAAGTATGTATTAAATCTATCTTCAGGATAGTGCTTTGTTATTTCTTTCATGTTTATACCATTTTTACTAACACGATACCAGGTATTATCTGTATGTGTATGCCCTGCTAAAAAGTAAGCATGGTCTATATGAAGATAATTTGGTGCTTTACGATATACTTCTGCTGTTCCTCTTAATATACCAAAACTAGTAAAGTAATCATCAGCACTTGAATTTTGGATATCCATATCTAATTGATTTAATCTTCTAACTTGACCGTTGGCGCCTTTGCAAAATAATCTTACGACTTTTCCTGTTGTTTTACGACTTGTATCATAACCGTATACCATTGATTTGCTATCCATTTATTCAGTTCTTGTACGATATTTATTGTAAATAGTTTTATGAAAGTGTCTTTCTTTACCAACAACTCTAGCATCGCTGGTAGGCCTATTTTCGAGGCTATGATGAATGCTGTTAGAAGAACTGATACTGTTGTAGAAAATACATTAGACGCCGATGTTGCTGTAATTTGGTCGTTATTATGGAATGGCAAAATGACAAGTAATAGAGCCGTGTGGAATGAATTCCATAAACAAGGTAAACCTGTTGTAGTACTAGAAGTTGGTGGATTAAATCGTAATGTTACGTGGAAAGTTGGTATTAATGGTATCAACGGTCGTGCTAATTTTTGTAACAAAGAAAACTTAGACGAATATAGACCTAAAAAATTAGGTATAAAATTAAAACCATGGAACTTGGTTGGAGAGAATATTATTATATGTGGGCAACATCAAAAAAGCGATCAATGGCGTAATTTACCACATATAGATCAGTACTATGAAAACAGAATTGTTGAAATTAGAAATCATACAGATGCTCCGATATTTTTAAGAGACCACCCAAGGCATCAAAGAAGTATTCATTATATGAACGAACTTAATTTAGAGAAAAAATATGGTGTTAAATATATGACTGCTAATCATGTAGAAGGAACATACGATAACTTTGACTTTTTTACAGCATTAAAAAATGCTAAACTAGTTGTTAGTGAAAGTAGTAACCCAGGAATGGAGGCTACTATAAACGGAGTAGCGTCTTGGACTGGACCTGAAAGTTTAACATATCCTGTTAGTGTTCATCCTAAAAATTTAAATGATTTAAGACCTAATAGAAAACAATGGCTACTAGAATTAGCACATACTGAATGGACTGTTAATGAAATTGAGGAAGGGTTGCCTTGGTCTAGATTGTTGAGTAGTCTACAAGAGTACCATCCATCCAACTAAGATATAAATTCTTGTTACTAATATAACCAAACTTATTAAGTTGCTGTACCATTGATGCTGGTAAACGATCCATTTCCATTAAATCGTATGGTGTAATTTCATCTACATTATAAATGACATCTGAATTTTTATACACTACAGCATTTATAAGATTGCTATTTTTTTCTTGCATAAAGTAAGCATCACGGCAATCATAACCTGCTAAAGATAAACCATAAATTAAATTCACTATATTAATGTCAGTATGACAATCAGGATACAACCTATAATCTGGCTCATTATAAAATATGTTATGAATTTTCGGAACTGTAACACAAAGCATACCGTCTTTGTCTTGTAATTTATTAATTTCTTGTAATGCTTTATAAAAGTTGGCGTACTTATGTAGTACACTATGACACCAAACTACATCATACTTATTACCAGGTAATTCTTCCCAAAACTGTTTTTTACTGGTTTGGATGTAATTGACTCTTTCTAAGGCTTCAACTTCTTTGCTTATTTCTCTTACCCTACTAGTTGCTGTTACATCAATCTCTAAAGGCTGTGGGTTCTTTTCGTCGTAATTGGGTCTAGTTGCCCACCATTCACTGTCTAAGCCTGTTCCACAATCAATATCTAATACCGTGCCTATGCTTTCCATCAATTCAGGATGGATGTAAATTTGTTCTAAAAATTTTCTAGCGTGTAAACTTCTTGTTTGGTTATTGTTTAATAGTAGATCCATTTGATATTCCTGCTAACATTGATTCATACTTATAATTATCAAAATAGTCTTTTGCTTTTTTATATTTTGTAATTAATCTGTATAATTTTTCTGGTTGTTGTATTTTACTGTATTCATTACAGCATCTATTCATGTCATCCATTAAAATTTTTAATGTAACGTACATTTGCCCCCTTGAAGGCCATTCGTTATTTTCCCATTCATTGAATAACTTTCTTGCTTGTTTATAGGCTAACATCTTCCATCCCTGCTGTTCGTAAACGAGTTATATGTCCTAATTGCCATTGTTTTGCTTCGAGGCCTTTCATTACACTTAAATATCTATTTCTTAATAATGCTACCTCATTTATTAACGTTTCAAAATCAATAACTTCATCTTCGCCATCAACATATTTCTCAGCATCTCTTGTTGATAATGCTCTAGCATAACCTTCTAAGTAATTTTTAAAATGCTTATGTCTGATTTTTCGTAACCGTATATTAAGGAAATTTAGTACAGCCTCAATTTCTTGAAGTTGACTAAATCGTGTCTCGGTTTGGGCTGGTAACTCTTTTAGATTTGTCTCTATATTACCATGTATTGTTGCTTCTTTCTTTGCTGTTATTAATTCGTCGTTATACGAATCTAAGAAATCTGGTATTTGCCCCAGATCACGTACAACTTTAGAATACCAGCGTTGGTTGTTTATATTCATTAATCCTCTAATTCATTATCGTAGTTCTCATCATCCCACTCTTCTTCAACAACAACCTCTACAATAGCATCGGCTAATACATCATCGGCTTCAGATAAAGCATCTAGCACTTCTCTTTCAACACCATTATCTTGTAGTCTACCTATCCAGTGGGTTCCTGCTTTTTCCCTATCTTTTTCAGGAATATATTCTTTTAAGACCGACCAAGTCTCAACAATAATATCAGTATCCATTCTAACTCCTTATTTGTTAATTTCGCCTTCTAGAATTTCTTCTTCTGGAACACTATTTATATTATCATCTGTAGTAGATTTAGGTCCAGAAATGATATCATCCATTATAACTTGGAGTCTTTCGGCTGTCCATTGCTTACGAAACTCTTTAATCTCTTCACCGGAGTGTGAAATATACTTTAATTTATTGCCTTCTTTGTTAACAATACCGTTCTTTTCAAACATTTCAAGTAAACCACTATAGGGGTTCATTCCAGTTGAGTATGGTATTTCAACTTGTACTGCTTCAAACGGTTTAGAGTAACGAGTTTTCATTACTTTACAAGCGGCTCTAATTCCCTGAACTGTGGATGTTTTATTACCGTCTTCGTCAATTTTAAGTTTAAGTTTTTTCATTGCTACCACAATTGAACTAGCATAGATAAATCCTTGACCGCCTGATATTTTATCATCTGGGTCGAACATATCTTGTGAAGCATAAGTGTGATTTGTACATACCATGCCTACATTATAAGCACCAATCATGTTAACTGTATTACGAACAAGTGCTGTTAAGGCCTT